CGAGTATCTCAGTAAAATTTACCTGTTGATTTTCAAGTACAGCCTTTACTGAATCTACATCAGCTATAAGGTCTATTTTTTGAATAGGATCTGTCCATATTCTTTCCTGTTTAGCTTGAATAGACGGCAGGTATCCGCAGTCAATATGTCCAATTTCACTCATTTTGTTTTAGTTAGTTGTTCGTAAGCATTTAATAGTTCAATTCTCTCCTGCGGGGTTTTAGCTAACCTTGTTTTTTGAACATAATCTGCTTCATCTTTTACGACAACTTTACCATTTGTGCCATCCGCCTGTTTATTACCAGCAGATGAACGTTGCTCGGCAGTCTGAAATTCAAAGAAGTCCGAGGCCGTTTCTTTAACGTGATCCTCAAAACTCTTTGTATAACCATGACTATCCTGCAAAGGTTTGCCGTCTTTTATAATGATGAATTTTCCATCCTGTTCCTGGTATTCGAAGTTTTTAAACTCTTCGATGAATTTTTCCCTCCATTTCTGCGCTTTTCTACTGTCCTCCGGAAGAATAGGCTTTAAATTATCAAGTTCAGCAAAAGCACGGTCTTTGATCTTTGAGAAGATGAGTTGTTTTGCATGAGTAACTTCAACTTCGTCAAGTTTCTTCTGCCATTCCTTATCTTTTGCTTTCAGAGCCTTATCGTTTTCCAGTTTGAGTTTAACGTATTCAGGATGCGCGGAAATATCCTCTCCGTTCCCTTTTACTTTTTTTACTTCTTCGCTCAGAATATGGTCGATTAACTCAATCCCCGTTAAATCGGATTCTATGTCATACTTATCCTTCAGCTTCGTCTCCAACTTACTTGCCACTTCTTTTTGGCCTCGCTTGTATTGACTGTCATTATCCTCTTTGAGCTTTGCAACTCGTGAAGTATCTGCTTTTTCAGCTGCGGTTAAGGAGACAAGCTCCCCGGCTTCATTATAAAGGCTGGCCATGTCCTCTGCTTCCATCTTTAAGGTTTTGGAAAAAAACCCATTCAATTTTTTCTGTTCAGTATCAATCATTTCTTTGTCTTTTTGGTTTTAGGTATTTCCTTACCCTCTGTTTTTGGTTTGATTATTTCTTTTGTGAGTAATTTCGGCAATGAAAGCATTTTCGGAGGTTTCATCTCGACAACTGTGAAATCTCGCGCGCGGTGACGTTTAACTAACCATTGCCACTCCTCGTCGGTGACAAACTGAGTAAACCCGTTCTTTCGTGAAGTTATTTCCTTCATTTCTTTGCCTTTTTAACAACCTTTCTTTTGGCAGGAACTTTATTGAGAATAGGCTCAACAACTGTTTCAGCAATGACTTCCGTAGGTTTTTCTTTCGGTACTTCTGCTGTCTTTTCAATAGGTTGACCAAGAACCGGTTTATTGATCTGAATAGGTTTTGGAATAAGGATCGGTTTTGATAACTCAATCGGCTTGTTTATTTTCAGTGCATCCATTTTCTCAGCACCGAAATATTGTTCTGCTATCTTAAATGCTTCGGGTGCAAGTTTCAAGACTTTGCCCTTAACCATACACTCAATTTTCTTTATTCCTTCCATTTCAAAAATGTTTTTGTAAAATTACATTTTTTTATTCACATAATAAAATTTTTGTAATAAACCATGATTTCTGATATAAAAATTTATTTTAAGCTTTTTTTTCTTTCTCTCTATAAATATTTGCCAGTTCTTCGGGGATCCACGCTATACGATGTCTGCAACGATAACCACCTCTGTCAATCAAGGGCGCGTAACCGGGGTAATCAATATAACTCGGTATTTCATCTACGTTTTTCTGCTTAATAACGTACCCCGCAGGATAGTCGCCCTGCGAAGGCGTCCAGTCGGGCCACGTTGCAGCATCGTCGCGCGTCCAGACTTTACTGTCATGAGCAGCACAAAAATCACGCGTTGTTTCAATTATACCTGCCTGATAAAGAAATGAGTTCATCCCTAAACCCTGAGCCATCTCGTTATTAACCGCCGAGTCGAATTGCATATATAAATCATGTGCAAAACGGTCAATCTGTTTCTGTATGCCTCCAGGTTTATCTTCAACCCCTACGATTATATCATTTACACCTTTGATAAATTCCTTTGTTTTAATTTGTCCTGCAACCGATTTGGCCATAAAGTTCTTTAACTCGGTAAGTAAGGCGCTGTCTGTTATCAGCGATTCGAGAAATCCGCCTGAGACAATCTCGCCGCCTTTCAACCCTACACGCATATCCATTATCGCGTAAGTATCCGCAGCGATCTTTTCAAACAGAGCCGGAAGTGAAGCCCCTAACGTCGCAGAAAAATAACCCTTATTCAGCAGTGCAAGTCCTTTGGTCGCGTCACCTATCTCTTTGACAAACGCAACCCTCTGAACCTTGTCGAAGTCTTTGTAAACCTTATCTAATTGTCCTAATAACTGATAGTTTTTAAGTGTGCGCTGTATCTTACCGCCTTTCGTGTCAAGTTTAGGTACAATATCAGAAAGAACTTTTGCGAGTAATTGTTCCTGCATTCGCATAGATGTTTTGTCAAGCATCACTTCACGCTTATTCAGAAACTCATCCTTGCGTTTCAGTACATCATTTATGCGTTTGGGTAATTTAATCATATTTCATAAAATAAGCAGCAGTAAATTTATTTAATCAATTATAACTGATTCATAAGAAGCGACGGTTTTCCCGTCAACCATAACATAAACCTTAGAGTTCAATCCCGCGAGATAAACCTCCTCGTCTATTTCTATAAGAATAACCCAATGCAATTTAGAACCAACATCCATTGTCGCTCCAAATATTCTATCTTGTCTTATGTCTTTATTGGTAAGTTCATGTAAATATGCCTCAATTATTTTAACATTGTTGCCTTCAAATATTTCCGTGGTTCTATTACCACCCGTTGGATAGTGAATTACTTTAATTGTTTTCATCTTACCCCTCCTTTCATCTGACTTTGCATCTGCATCTGAACTTCATAATTAATCGCGTCTGTGAAACTATTATGTAATTCATCTTCACAGTAATAAAATCCATGATCTTTATCCATATTTTCAGGATCAATGTCAATTTTCAGTCTATACTGACTGCTTTTAGTAATTTCGCTAATTCGCCCCTTACATATTCCCCAATTAGTGAATACATAAAAAACGTCACCAAGTTTAATGTTTGTTTTCATACTTTTTCTGTTTTTAATTGTTAATACTTCTTTTTCTATTGCTGCTGCTTATTTGTTTTATTTAATTATGGCTTCTGAGATTGGTAGTATTCACGTTTCAATTTACTGTAAGTTGCAACGGCACTGTCATGGTTAAAATCTTTCACTTCCAAAAAACGAAAGTAATTATCAATAGCCTGTTCAATTGTTATCGCAGGAACGATCTGTCGCTGTGCCTCGACAAAAAAGAACATCCCGATATCCTCATAATTCCTCTTATAAATGCGCGCGATGAGACTTGTGAATAGTTTTTCTTTCGGCATGAGTTAAGTCCTTTCTTCTGGCATCGGTTAATTTCATCTTTGTTTTAAAGTCCTCCTTATTAAGTGTGCGGCTGATATAATGTAAAACAGTAACGTTACAAATTAAATAATGAGGTATTTTATTCTTTGATAATTGGTTGATATACATATTATCCGAATACCAAAACTGATAACTTTCGTCAAGTTCTCCGATAATATTCCAAAGTTTACTGTCACAAAATATGCACCAGCCCGTCATGTAAAGGCAAATCTCATAACCCTCATAAGCATAGTCACCTCTTTTAAATATCCTTTGACGTGGATGGTTCGATAGTGCTGAGGCCGAGAGATAACCCTGCGCTCGCATTGTGTCCCCGATTGTTGACCAGCCTTTTTGAAAAATAATATCATTGTTTGCCAAAATCTGAATGTCTCCCGTGCGATGTTTCAATCCTAAATTCAGGCAATGATTATAATTAAATTCACCGTTATAAAATATTGTTGTGTTTACACCGCGATAATGAAACTCCTTAAAAGTCTCAACTAAGATTACATTTACCTGAACATGATCGGCCAGGCAACTATCAATAGCTTCCTGCGTCATCTTTTGCAGGGCGGCATCCTTTGAGGCAGCAACTATAATAAGGTCATACTTCATTTAATTATCCCCAAACTATTCCCGTACCATTACAACTTCTGCAAGTCTCCGGAGTTGTGCTCGTTGTGCCCCATTGTCCTGATGTTTGATTATAAAAACCATTTGGTACTAATCCATTGCCACCACATATGGGGCAAGTATAAGGCTTCACGTCTCTTTTAAGAAACTCTAATTTATCTTCGTCCTCATTTTCCATATCATCATACTTTTTAAGTATTTGTTCAATTTCATCTTCTGTATGTTCATGAAAAAACTTGTTAAGTAACGCCGTAAATTCTATACTTAATTTTTTATAATCCAATGCCATATCAAAATATATAATCTTTAACTGGTGTGCTTCTATTTAGCCCTATGTGGTTCATTCCCAAATTCAAAAGGTAAGCCGGAGGACAGTGAATTGATTTGTAATACCATCCGATTGTCATGTCACCACCTTTGAGGGCCGTGAATTGATTGACCATTTGCAGACAGTATTTTGTCGGTACAAGTTGAAACGCTCCGCCCGTGTGCGATGTATATTGCACATCGTATTCCTGGATTTTCTTTCGTGAATAAATCTGAGGATAAAATGCAGGATCAATCATTAAATCAGGCGGTGAAACAGCATGAGGGCCAGCAATTTCAATGAACCTCACTAACTTAGCAATCATATCCTCAGTGACAGTTTCAACGTCATTATCGAGTTTCAAAATGTAATCATAATCCTTTAAAAGATTAACACCATAATAGAATGCTGTTGCAATTCCTAAGTTTTCGCCCAGAAGAACGCGGTTATAATCTTCGAGCCATTCAACAGTTCCGTCTGTTGAGCCATTGTCAATAAATAAATGATAGTCAACCCCGGTCTTTTCGTAAAACGATTTTATTGTCCTCTTTGTGAGGTCAAGCCGATTGAAGGTAATAGTAATAGCCGCTACACTCATATTATTTATTTTTAAAGGTCAGGTCCATTTGGCATGTGTAAAACCACATATTCACCCGCCTCAATCTTTGCATGGTTCTTATAAAATAAAAGTTTCTGATTAAAATAATGGTCATGAGCATAACCTCTGTGACCCCAACGAACATCCATACTCCTTTTATGACAGATGTTTGAAGTGCCGTTCGCTCCAAGTTGTTTTATGTTACAGCTTCGCATAGTTACTGAGCCGTCAGGGTTACAGAGATAATCATTAAAATAAACCCAATCATAATTAGCTAAATTAGCATTTATTCCCTGCAAATGATCATCCCCCCAATAATCATCACCGTCAATATAAATAATGTAATCACCTTTGCCCTTTTCAATACCCGTATTACGCGGTTTGCCGTCCCACATCGGGGATTTGGGTATTAGATGACAATGAATACGCTTATCAGTATAACGCTTCATTATTTCAACTGTCTCAGCGCAACCGTCAGCAATGACAAGTAACTCCCAATCCTGAAACGTCTGAGCAATAATACTGTCAACTGCACGACAAAGTTTTTCGGGTCGTCGTGAAGCACAATTTGCATATTGCCCCAAAAATGACGGAAGAACGATTGTGAACTTCATGTCTTATCGATTACTTTTGCAAATTCGTATTGTCGCCTCCCGAAACCTCACCTTCCATTTGCTGTTCTTCTTCCCCACTTAAATTCAACTGAGGTTCAGGCTTGCTTTCTTTGTCCATTGTTGCCATGTATTCAATAACCTTTGCCTTAACCTTTTCGAGAATGAGATTATATTTCAGTTCGTAAAGCTCCGGTACTCCCTGTTCGAGTTCATTGAAGATACTCTCTATATTTGCGTAAAGCACAGCGTTAAATCGCGTTGTCAAACCTTGTGCAATAAGCAAGTCAATAGTTTCTTCTTTATATCCCCGGAACGGATTGAATGAGTTTTTAATACGAATGATTTTTAAATCTTCTGGCTGATCAGCATATAACTTCTCATTAATGTCATCCTCAATCTTTGCAATGGTCGAGGTCGAAGCATTTGCAGTTTTTGCTGCCTGAAGTTCGTTCATCATTTCTGTTTGAGACTTAAATTTGAAGTCATCGGGGTAAAGATGCTCAACATAAATTCCTTTGCCGAAATCCGTAAACGCAGCAATATCCCTTACAATAAACTCCCACATTGTCGAGAGTGATTGAGCGAACGGGCGCAAAGTATCATTCAGATTATCAATTTCGAGTACCTTTTCCGTAGCTGTTGCCGCTACTTCGTCCTTAGTATAAAGTTCTTTGTTGAACATCATTAAAAACACATTCGCGCGAAGTTCATTAATGTAATCTTTTTGCCACGTCAAAAGTTCAATAGGAGGCGACTTATAGACCAAAAGTTTTTCAAGATCAATAATGTCAATCACATCGCGCGGCATGTCCAAAGTAATAACATCCATCGTGGAATTATGAAAGGACTCTTTGCCTGAACCATTACAGGTAGGGCATATCTTCCCATCAGGTAGTTTTCCTTTGTTACAATCTTTGCAGGGAGGAACGTACATAAATCTCTGCGGAAACGCGCACATCGCAGCCGTTAAATCAAGTTCACTGTCAATCTTCAGTGTCTTATTCAGATAAGGCAAAATGTCATGAAAGCAACTAACAAACGTGCGGCCCTGCGTTTCAGCATCGCGCTTGTAACCAAACCGTCGTGCAGGAACTTTCGTGTTCTTTGGCTCAAAGTATTCAACCAGGTAATTAACAGGGCCAATATCAATAATCTCGCCTTCCTGAACAACAGCGCGCGACACCTGAGTAAATGTGATCGTATCCATTCCCAAATAAATAGTGTACTTCACACCGTCACTCTCTTTTTCGTCTGTCGGGGCAAACTTGTACTTTATCGGAAGTTTAACGACCAGATAAATGAGAATATTATTTTTTATCTCAAACATCACACACTGCGCAGAAGTCGCAATAAACGGGTAAGGTTTTGCTTTTTCTTTCCGAGCGTCAAACTCGTCAAACTCAGTAATCAGAAACGCATTAGGATCAATATAGTTATAGTCAACAAAAGCATATTCAAGAAACTTCTCAAGTGAAGCGTCGCCCCAGTAGTTTTGAAGAAACGCCTCAAATTCTGCTTTGCGTTTTTCGTCATCTGATTTATCCCATTTGATTATACGTTTTTTTGCCTTTGTACGTACGGTCTTTTGAAACGGCAACTTTGTCGAGGCTAACGTCGGAGGTATGACAGAGTTTGTGATGAGTTTACGCATTTCGTATTCTTCTTCTGTCTCGCGTCGTGTTATCCGATGCAGAAGTTCAGAGATATCGTCACCGCTGACCATTTTATAGTAAGTGTCTGCTAAGTCAGTAACGCGATTATAGTCCTGGTGCGTAATGTTATCCGTGACAATCTTTGTCAACTGTGCAAGTCCCTGCTCTTTATTCATGGCTTAAGTATTCATCTAATGCTTTTTCAATATTCATATGCTTTTCGTCCAAAGGATTGGAAGTCTGAAACGAACGAATAAGTTTTTCAATATCTTCGAATGTCAAAAAATAACCTTCAACATACTTTCCGTTCACTATTTTGTATTCAACTGTCATTTTTACTTTCAATAATGCCAAGTACAAAGCGTATAAATTATAATTTATTAAGTTTCATAATAGTTTTTAAATGCCTCAACAATCATGTACTCTAAATTGTCGCTCATGTGACCCCATTTCTGATATTTGTCGCCCGTAAGTCTATCAGTAACAATGTGTTTGTCCTTTGTACCATCAACTGCCTGTTTACAGAACATCATATCATTGATCATGTGCTTACATCTCTCGTCAAACCTTATTCTTATCGGTAATTTGTCCTCAAATATCTTATTAATGAAATCACGTCTTTTTAAAATCAAAGGATTATGTGTTGCTGTTCTATTGCTTCCTGAAACAAGGTAATGCCGTAACTTATATTCAACTATCTGATAATGATGCTTAAACTCTTTATTCATTGTTGAACGTGCCTTGCCCGAAGCATCACCATAATAATAAAGTCCGGTTTTATGATTAGGATAATGCATCATGAACTCTTCACATACTTCCTCGGTTGAATTTCGCGGGTTTTCTAAAGCTATTTCATCAATACAATAAGACCACCAAATATTATCTTTTTGCTCAAACTGCCAAATACTTGCCGAATTATACGGCACTGAGTTCTGGTCAAATGTTATATGAATAGGCTTTTGAGGATCATAATTACACGGTTCGACATGAGTTAAGCGGTTGAATGATGAATAATATTCTCCGCCGGTTTGAGTGAAAGGATTTGCATATATCAAGGCCTTTGCCCTCTCTTCGGTGTTATTCAGTTTTATATTGTTAATATAATTTTCACCTACGTTGTGAACATTATGATAAGTTGAAGAAATTACAATACATCGCTCATTATCTTCTTTATAGAAAAAATCTGTCTCAGAATAAATCCTTTCAGCAATTTCGTCTATATACTTTTCAAGTCCAAACCATTCATTTATCCAATCTACCTTCGCGGGTGAGGTTAAAATATATAAAGGGTTAAATTGTTGCTGAATTGTGCCCTCTTTTTTTAACTCTCCATTGACAAGATAAATACCCGACTGCCGTAAACGTGTTATAATAACTTCTTTAATGTCTTCTTCGCGACTGTCCTTTGTTTCGTCAAGTATTGCCCAGGAAAACTCTTTCCCGGCGTGCATATACGCCAAGTCAAGTGATCCGGTAAATATTAAAGCACCGTTACAGAACGAAATAATATTATTAAAGCGATCAAAGTTACGTTTACACTTTATCCATTGTGGCGGAGGTTCTTTGCCTGAAACATAAACACCTGAAGGATTATCTCTACTCCATTCAGTCATTCCTGTTGAAGCCCAATATTCACGAATGCGAAAGAGCGTACTTGTATTAAGTTGGTCATAAGAATTGGCCGCCACAAACCCGCGTGCCTCAGGAAATGATGAAATAAACCTTCGTGAAATAACCCCACCCAAAAATGTTTTGCCTGCACCTACACCACTGAGAAACAGGTTGTTACGTGCGGTTGATGAAAGCACCTTCATTTGTGGTTCACTTATAATCTGCTCAATTACCATTTTTTCTTTTAATAATAACGTCCGGTAATGTAGGAATATTTACTATAAATGCAGTCGGAGCATCAAACCCTAACATCTTTGAAATACTATCAAGTGCCTTTTGTTTGTCATAAAGTTTTATTCTGACATATTCAACTGAAATCGGTTCTTTATCTTTCGTGTCAGGATCATATTGATATTCGGTTCTGATCTTTGTATCAATTTCAGCGATACAAGCCTTTTGATCTTCTGTTAAATACTCAAAGTCTTTACGTTTAATCCACGTATTATGAAGGTTCGCAATTGACGAGAAAGCCATTTTCATGTGTTCATTCAAAACCCTTAATCTGCTAATTCCCGCTGTTTCAGCCAAATTGTCCTGAAATTGTTTAATTTTTGCCTTAATGTTAATATTTGTCAATAACTGACATCCCATAGAACGGGCTGTATTTTCCGAATAACCAGCACGAATAGCCGCCTGAGCTGCATTTAAATCTATACAATACTCATAGCAAAACTTTTCTTGTTTGGCTGTTAGTTCTATATCTTCATTTTCAGTCTCAGCCATTACTTGTCCTTGTGCTTATAAAACTCAATTAATTTTTCGTATCTTATATATACCTTGTTCATAATCAAATTCTACTATTCCATTTTTATATAATTCATAACAAACTTTTTGTGCTGATAAATCGCATTTTCTATGTTTGGAATGATTACAAAGGAATAAATTACTTATTGAATTATTCGTTTTATCATTATCAATGTGATGTATAATTTCTCCAGGCTCTAATTTTCTGCCAAGATATTTTTCCATAACTAATGTATGTTCATAACAAACTTCTTCTTTGTCATTATCTGGATGATATCTTCCTACAACAATATATCCTCTAAAATCAATATGCTTTGTCCCATTATGTGATATTTTAGAACCAAAGCCCCCGTAATTTTTACCTCTTGTCAGAGTTGGATTAAATATTCCTAACCTTTTCCTTATCTTAATGATATAAGCATGGCATACATTATATTTTTCAGCAACATATTGCCATTGTTTTAATTCTTCATAATCCTTTAGGATTTGATCTGCCGTTGCTGTTGCTGCCAGAGTAGTATGAAAATATGTTGTATTTTGATTTCTCCCCATTGTTATTGTTTTTTCCAATATTCAATCTCGGAAAGTCTTTTTTTGGCTTTCTTTTTACTCATCGGTTTACTCAGTCTTTTGCCCTTTTTAGAGTAAACAGTGCATTTACCTTTTTTACAACGTATCATTTCGATCTGGTTTTCTTTCTGGTTTTGTCATTAGTTTACGAACTTCTCCCTTAAATGTTCCCTTTTTGCTGCTATCCCAAACAACTTTACCTTGATCCTTTTGATGTTTAGGTGAATAGGATTTACCAGTAATTGAAACAAATGCTCGCGGAGACTTCTCCGGATGAAAAAACTGAACGTAATGATCTTTTCTTCTCATACTTAATTTTTTAATTCAATTTCAAGTCTATCTTTTATGTTCTCAACAAAATCTTCTTTCAATTCTCTACGATCAAACGAATTATGAACAATAAACATATCTCCATCCTCAATACTTACTTCAGGATGACAATGGCACGTTGAACTATCTTCATGTTCTTTTAAATCATTTATCGGAATTATATGCCAAATTGCCATTTTTACAAATTTACGCAATTTTCATCAAAATGTTCAAGTAATATCAACTTCTCCAAAAGGATATTCAACCGTGCCAATAGTCCCCACTGGCATCAGCTTTGCGAGTATTGAATTAACCTCGTCAAAGAAATTATCTATTTCGTATTCAACACATAACTCCATGATGTCATCCTTTGCAACGGCAAAACCTTCATTGTAACGCCGCATTAGTTCCTGAAGAACATAGTGAATACTTTTAATTTCATCCATGATTTACGATTGTTGCGCCTTCAATGTGAATATCTTCAAGGCTATAATTATTACTCGCAATTAAGGTTGTTGGCATAGGTAAATCAGTGACGCGGTATTCGCGCCAAAATTTAAACAATCTCCCAAGGTTTTTTCCCTCGGCATCATGTATGACCATGTAATCAACATAATATCTCAGTTTATATATTGCCCACATACGCTGCTCCCATGTACTTAAATCAACTAATACAACAGACCATTCATGACCGTAAATCTCAAAGAGATTTTCATTAAATAATGCAAATTCATGTTGATCAGTTTTTAAATGTTTGTAGTTGTCGAGCCACTGCTGATTGTCGTCAACTGTCAGGATATTGCGGTCTTTCGCAAGTTCATGTATTTGTTCGGTTGAACTCTCACCTGCACCAAGTTCCAAAATAGATCCATGTGTGTGCCTGATAATTTCAAAAAGTACCGGTTGATGTGTTGCGTCGTCTCTCATTTTAACATCCATTAACATTTCTAAAGTTATGAGGGTATTTCAAAAGCCATTCATCCAAAGCAGGATGGTCAAGTTCATCGCGTCTTAAAAAGCGTTTTTGAGCATACCACTCAGTCCGGTGAAACATATCTTCACCCGTTTCCATGCAGTGCCGAATATTCTCAGCGTTGTTTACATCAGGGGTATTCACTTGCTGCTCAGAAAAGTGACTGAGTTTATTCATTATCAAATCAACCGAGCCGAGAAACGAATAATGCCAACCGCCGTTTAAAATAGTTCGTTCGCCTTGCCCGCGCCGGTCTCTGATCCACTGCGGCGACGGAATAAGTTTCTTTTTATAAACCATACATCCGTCCCATTGCTGAGCCGCCATGCAATTCACAAAGTAATAAAACAACTTTTGACGCATTGCGAAACACTGACAGCCTGCGTTAATTCCCTCTAAAATTCCTTCGGGTAACGGGATTTCGTCTTCATCAGAAATTATAATATAGTCGTCAGGTGCAGCTCCGGCGTAACCTTCAGCCATGAGATTGCGGTTATCAACCTCCATTTGCCTGTAGCCGTTATAAGGAATTGTGTCATATTTAACGTGAATTATCTTCGGCAAATATTTTTCAAACCTTGCTTTGTTATTCTCGAAATGCAAAGGTTTCGGTACGTTCATGTGAGTTACACCCAACTCGACCAAAACGAAGCGATCTACAACCTCGTTTAAGGTCATCAAACGAAGTTCTAATAACTCCAAGTTCTCGAAAAACATGAAACAATCGTAAATCATTTTTCTATTCCTTGTTCAATAAGATATTGTTCATATTCAAGTTGCATTTGTCTTTCATATTCCCTACGATTTTGATATTCACGACACTCAGGTTCTTCTGCCTCTTGTTCACGCAAATATTCCTGTCTTCTTTCTTCTTGCTGCCTTTCATAATGCTCAGGATTATGGTCATAATAATCCTGCTCTTGCCTGATATGATCTATCATTGAAGACGTCATTATGCAATGTGGAAAATCAGGTCTGCTCATTTTTTTATTCTTTATAAGTCAGGTGTTAAAACATGAATACCCCGATAACTCGTTTCGTTTTCAATCGAAATAAAAAGATTATAATTCCTGCGAACCAAGTCCTCGTTAATCTCGTAAGGTCTGTCATGCCACTGGTGGTAAACAAACGGCTCGTCAATAAAATCAGTCCGCAAACCTAAGTTTCCGATTTGATGCCGGAACATATTATCCTCATAAGCTATGCCTTCCCAAAGTCGCTCATCAAAGCCGTTAAGTTTTTTTAAGTTTTCGGCAGTTATCGCATTGCAAAAGTGAAAACCAGTCGCGCGGTAAATAGAATGATTGTACCATGAACTTTCATCATTAAACGAAGCTGCTTTATTTTGAATTGTCACGCCCGGAGCTTCACCCTGAGCCAAAGAATAACAAGCAAACGAAAGATAATTCGCATCAGTGACCTTTTTTGCCTCTGACAAAATATCCCCGTTATGCAAACATTCAGCGTTTTGAATTATAACAATGTCAGGCGAATACTCGAGAGCTTTAATAAACCCGTAATTAAAGGGAATACAGGTATTGTGCCAAGTCTTGTCTCTGAGTTTTAAAATATCAACCTTAAAAGGTAGTTCGGGCAAAATAATATCAACCGGAGAACCGTCGTCAACAACGATAACCACAAAGTCATCAGGATTGTATTGTTTAAAAGAGTTAAGCGTGTTATTTAATTGCGCCTGACGGGAAATATAAGTACATACGATTGCGGTTTTCATATCAGTTTTGCCAAAAGGATAGTGATAAGAGATAAATATGACAGTCCGGAATACTCTGAACCATAAAAAACATGAGCCATGCCTCTTTGGTTTTCATGATGTAAATTTACAAATTTTTTATATCTGTGAGGTATTTTTATTAACTTTTTACCTTCGGGCCAAGCATAAAAACTTTCAACATATCGCAACCGAAAGAATACAAGTTCATCAGAGGTGTTGTTAAACAATAGATTATAACTGTCAGTAACTACCACAGTACCGTACATCTTAATAGGATATCTGCACTTCTGTTTTGAATCTTCACGTCCTCGGATACAACCGAATATACCACAAGCCGCGCGACCCTCTTCGGCAGTCATTCCATTCCGGCATTAAACTTATCGTAAAACTTGCGATAAAGTTCATTGAAACGATCTGAGGTTATTTTGTATTTCAGCATATCAAGTTCCCGACGAGCAAGTGCCTTGTTCTTTTCCGTAGGCGTACACTGATCCAAAAAACTATCCAGGTAAACAGTGTCATCGTCGTGCTGGTTAACAACCAGACCGATAAGCATAAGCACCACACATGCAATGAAGGTGCAGACGATAATGATAATTGCAATTTTAGCCATGTCTTTCGTTTTAAGTTGAATATTTTTGAATAATGTTTTCTAATTCTTCGCGTGACCATTTGTGACCGTTCATTTTATAATCAGTTGCCTTTTTTACTAATTCAGCAAATCGCATAGGGCCAAGTAATTCGCGCAAATTTTCACCGTAGTTTATTAAATGACCTTCATTGAAACAATTATCCCAAACACATTCAGGCCAACAGTTATCTTCTTCGTATCTCAGACCATCGTGCGTTGAGGTAGGATAATAATGACCGGCTTGTAATATAACCGTTGAATTACCACATGAAATACAATACGGTAACTTTTTTCTCATTGCAGCATTGAAAAGTATTTGCGCTTTCTTTTTAAGTTGAGGTAACGTTTTTTTCTTCATAATCCAAATCTCTGACACTGTTCATCATAACTCATTTCTTGAAACATATTGCATTCAAGAGGCATCCTTTTAGCATCTATTGGCAACTTCCTAAATGCGTATAGTTTTCGCTTTTCGAGATGATATGAATACATATATTGTCCGGTACTTTTGCATCTGAACTCATAGTGATAATGTCCGTCCTCTCCGTCGCTCCAATCGACTACTGTTTTCATCTCGAGAAATCGGCAAAGTTTAAAGCACTTATGTTGGTTGTGAGGATTTTTTTTGCACCACTTTTCATGGTATCCCATTGCTCCAGCAGAAAACATTTTTTTACTACAATGTTCACATTCATAAACTTTTCTTAATTCTGTTTTCATCTCTCAATATTTCGTAAATAAATTCAATCACAGTCCATTTGGATTTTTCACGCATCTCGCGAACATAACATTTAACATTAGGTGCGGCAGTCCATATCCATTCGTCACCGGATCGTATTAACTTGCCGCGATTAAGGACAAAACGAAGTTTTTCAGACGGAGTTAGCATAAATCGTTTAAGTATCTGACAACCATTGCACCAACTTGTATAAGCTCTTTTCTTATAAGCTCACTCCCGCGAAGGTCTTTTGATTTTTTTATTTCATCCCAAAGCTCATCTAATTCTTCTTTAATAACAGCATAAGCCTCGTGGTTACTATGTAATTCAGGAAACAAATCAGATGCTCTGTAAAATTCGTCTTCAATTGATTTAAGTGCAGCGTCTATTCTCATAATGCTAATTTTAATTGTGGTTCAGGACTTAAATTTAACGTTAAATTACAACAATCGTTTTTATTATAATTATAATTATTGCTAAAATATTTATGATGTTCGTAAACGTATTCACCCACTGACTTTTGACTGAATGATTGTACCCCTTTTAGATATTCAATTTTTCGTTCCAATTGTAAATTATCATGACCTCCAAATCTTAATGAGTATTCTGAATAATCAATATCAAATTGCTTTCTGATCCAATGATTAATCTTTAAAAACTCAATTAATATTTTGTTACATTTTATTTTATTCAAAATTGTTAAATCTATATTTTGCGGAATAAACGGGCTTAATCTTACACTCACATCAAAGCCGCAATTATATAACCTTTCAATGGCATCGATCCGTTTTTGCGGGGGTGGTGCGTTTTCATAATCATTTACCGAAGTCGATGTAATAGTAACTTGAAAATGTGCCAGCTTTTTATCGTAAACGTTTAAATACTCGTCAGAGGCAACCATATCACTTTTCGTAACTATTAAATAGTTTATCTTATGATTGTTTAATAGCTTAATGGTTGCAAGTGTTAATTTATGAGTTTTCTCAATAGGTTGAAAACAATCGGTCATACCTCCAATCCTAATAACGTCGCTTACAGTTAATTGATTTATAGCCTTTCGTATTGTTTTTATGTTTGCTATTGCAGGTTCATTTGAGTTCCAATGTCCTCGAAATGCTAACAGTCCCTTCGCATAACAATATTTACAATCATGCTGACAGCCACAACCGTAAGTATCTAATCTTTGAGTGTAATTACACCAAGTATTAATTTTACGTGAAAGTTGTTTATATGGACTGTCAAAGTATTTCATAACCTTCCAATCGGAGCATAAAGGTCTTTTATTTTTGAAATATTGCCCTTATAAAATACAAGTATTTTCTGTTCTCTCTTTGGGAACTTACGGTAATTAAGCGTCACTTTTGCTTGTGCTAATCGTGTAAATTCACATTCAAGATAAACAATCTTATTGTAAATATGAAGTCCTTGCTGCTTAAAAAACAATTCATGTTCAGCCTCACAGCCATAATAAGCACCGTTCTTATCTCGCGAGTCACCAGTCATTATAACAAAAAAGCAGTTATCGTTTAAAGCCTCAATAGCTTTTAAATAACCTGAAAACAATGTATCTCTAAATTCTTCATACGTCGGTATTGAGTTAAGTTCCCCTTCGGGTATTTCGCCGTTATAGTCCAGGTATTCCTCAACTTTATAATACGGAGGACACGAAAAACAAAGATCGTATTTCTTTTCAGGAATGTATTTTGCACTGTCTGATTTAACCCATTTAACATTATCAAAATCTTGGCAAAGAATATTATTAGCATCACATTGGTTTTGTCGTATTTCACTTGACAAGTATTCGTATCCATAACTACCGGCTATAAATCCAAACTGGACACCACCACCAAAGGGATTATATACACTTTTACCGTCTGTTGGCATAAAGAACCTGAGTATTACCTCACAAGCAACAGGGTCAAGTACCGAAGCATTTCCATTAAGCGACTTGCTTGTGTCGTGTTTAATTGTGTCTCCGTCTATTGTTCTCTTTGACAAAACAATATTTGACATACCTGCCCCGCCTTGCCAGCAACCGTCGCGTGAGGCAAACTTAGGATTAAGAATATTATACTTCGTGCCTGCTGCCTCAATCTTATCATTCCATTCTTTTTTCATTTTAAGCCAGTCGGCACGCGTCGTTAGCCATGCGTTTGTCATTGTTGCATGTGCCAATCTTTTTAATCTTACCTGTTCCAATGTACCGTAAACCATATATGCATAACCGCTTAAATCGAGATACTTTATAAAACCAAGTGCCTCGAATACATCTGGTCTTTCAAGATCATGTTTTGTGCTAACAGTCATTATCATAGGATAACCAAACGTGTTTTGTTTTATTATCTCTAAAACCATTTGGCTATAAATAGCCTTGTCCTTTTTATTCAAATCCATTGCCGACTGCAAGAGACAAAATTCTTTCGCTTCATGATTAACCTGAAACGTAAAGAACCCACTAAATTCATCATTTATTTTTAAGATAATAGCCGAATGAATTTGCATATTCTTTCGGGCTGCGCGATAAGCAACCCCGTCTTCAATGGCTAATTTTGCCACATCATTTTCATAGCCTGATCCGATTACACTGGCCACATAAATAAATTCTATTACATCATTAAATAACTTTATTTGCTCTTCCATATCATTAATTATTTGCGTCTGAAATCATGTTTAAATCAAATGTAAAATCAACTATTCTGTCAGGTTTCTCGACTTGTAAAAGTATCCATTCGGCATCAACTTCGTGACAAAGTAATTCAAGTTGATTATAAAAACAATAATATTGCATCCTGCCAAGTTTCTTTGCATCAATAGGGTGTTTATGAACTACTTCATAAAAGGCTTGCACATGACCATCTTTAAATGTAGCAATATCAGAAATAAATTTCCATCCATCAGCCGAAAACTCAGCTTCTTTAACCACATCAAAATCACTTCTTAACCACGAAGCTAATACTTCTTTAGCGGCACGATGTTTATAGCTCTCTAATACGGTGCGTCCTCTCTCTGTTCCCATTGTGATTCAGTATAATTAATTATTTTTTGTTCAGCACTCTTAACCAGCCAATTCGTATTATCCCAATTCGTATCCTTTTGAAATCTACCGTTTACAAAATTGTATTTTAGTTCCGAAGCACCTCCATTACCAAGATATTTAAACTTTACCTTTTGCCAATATACAGTAACTTCATTTAGTAAAAGGTTCTGTTTGTCTGTTTTGCGGTGAACCGTAAATCCATAGTCAGCCTTATTATAAAAATTTGAACTGCCGTTAATATCATATAACGTTGGGACTTTCAGTTTACCTTCATTGTCCTTATCCATTTTACGCGGGTGTGCAATGAGAAATATCAACACATCATTCATTCGCGCAAACGTAGATAACTTATCCAAAAATCGGCTTATGTATTGAGTTTCACTATCCTTGAATTGATGCTCCAGTCTATTGTATGGATCAATAACAAGTACCTTTATTCCGCGTGTCTTAACTAATATTTTGGCCGTCCTAATTACTGTATCAACTGTACAATCATCTTCGTTCATAATATAAAAGAAATTATTCTTAATATGGTCTATTGCCATTTCAAACTCCATTTCACTCGACACTGATGAACTGAATTTTTTACCTATCAGTTTTTCAAAAATCTTTGCATAATGATACTTCAATGGAAAGTTTTCAGGTGTAAAGAACCCTGCTCTCCATCCGTATAACAAATTCATTTTTGTAATAATATAATCAACAAACTCTGATTTTCCTGACGATGGTATTCCTGAAACAATTGCAAGTCGCCCAGTTTCCCATTTTATTAATTCATCAAACGGTTCATTAAGTATCTTGCCTGGATTAACACCACTGATGTATAAATCATGAATATCGGCACAAATCGCATCAATAGTAACAATACCCTTTACCGGAACTGGTATTGCATCTTTTATTAAATCATTAAAATCAGAACCGTATCTAATGAGATATTCATTAGCATCTTTACAGTCTTTGAAACTTACAATAAAACATTTCTCTGCACCAATCCTGCGGATTAATTCGTCACGTAATTCAATACCTTTTGTGTCCTGATCTACTGCAATATAAACTTTTGTAATATCTTCAAAAAGTTCATGGTATGTATCAAAATACTCCATTTTAATATTAGCCCCGTTTGGTACTGAGATGACGTTATCAAAACCACACTCAATAAATGATAGTGCGTCTATTTCGCCCTCAACAATAATAATGCTTGTATTATTTAAAATCGCATCCTGATTATAAAATATTAACTCAGAACCAGAGTTTAACATGAATGATTTAAGCGGCCCGCGATATTTTATATTAACCAGATTATCCTGAAAGAAGAAAGGAAAACATATAACATCAACTTCTTTATTATGCTGAGGCATCCACAAAAAGTCAGAATAAACCCTCATTTTATTCAGCGTCTTTTGTGAGATCATTCTACCCGTAAGCCATTTAACTGCTTTGTCGGTTAATTCAGTTAAGTTTTTCCAAACGGGAACAATGTACTGTTTTTCTTCACCAGGCTTAAATACATAAAACGAAGCTCCACAATTATGACAATAACCGATGCTATCTTTTGTATTCCATGCAAAGCATTTATCTGACTTCTTTTTACGGTGTGCTGAACACTCAGGACAAGTATAACGTTCTTCATCTACTTTGCCTTTCGCATCAAAGTCATATAATAAGTTGGTAACTGTTGATTTTATTTTCATCGCGGCACGAATAAAGCAGGGATAATTATTTCATCATTCCACCGTTCCTGATTTAAATATGTTTGAGGGAAAGGCTGAAATTGCTTATCTTTTATTGTTAAAATAAACGCGGGTAACGTATCAATTATTTTTTCTCTTATTTCATCATTAAAACTATTCCACTTTTTTTCACATTTCTTTTTATCCCCTACTTTCTTATTATATAAATTCCAAAAAACATCAAATAATATATTTATTTCTTTTTCTGTATCATTATCAGTATCATTATCAGTATCGGGTTCGTTTGGGTTATTTGGGTTCGTAATTAACCCACTGGGTTTTTTGGGTTTATTTGGGTTTTGTTTTGGTCTGCCTCCTTTCCCTCCGTTATCTCTGTTTCTCAAACAGATAGCCTCATACCTTTTTAAATCCCTTTTCAATTGCTGTTTTATTGGTTCAAAAATAATATCCGTTAATCTATCAGGTGCATTAGGGTTCATATCATTAACATAACGAAAAAAATGTTTAATTAACACTCCAGCTTCGGCATCTTCAAGTTTTTCAAATATGCTTATCCAGTCGGCATAAACAAGAATTGACTTTTTATCTTTTGCCATAACTGTAAAAATGAACCCCGTCCGGTACAAAAAAACCCTCAGGCCCTGGGAGTGTACGCTCCACCTGAAGGAATTTAAGCCCGTAACGGGGTATTTTAAGAGTTAATAATCTGCAAAAATTATTCATCGTACATTTAATTTGGTATTGCAAATATAAAAAACTTATTTCAATTCTCAAAATTTATTTTCGCCTGTTTTAGTGGTGCTGGTACTTCCACCCCGAAGTATTCCTGGCAATGAGCAATAATTTTGTCAATGTATGTCATCATTTCCAAAGTATTCATGTCACGTTTAAGTTCAGGAACTTCGACAATCTGTCCCGTATGTCGGTTAACAAGATCAGTCTTTGCATACATAGATTTACACCATGCATCGACCTGATCCACGTTTGCAAGTTCCCATCCCTGCTCGATAGCACCCTCAAGAAACTTACGATAAACAACTTCGAAGAGATATCCGAGTTGCTCGACGCTTTTGTTCTTTCGGTACTTCTTAACTTCAATAGTGTACCGGCCTTCGGGCAAAGCGTTCAGTTCAGTCTCAAAGTCCTTGCGATTGTGAATACGAAAGTTGCCTTTCTTTGTGGCGTAATACTTCATTCCTTATTTTCTCTTTTTGCCGCTGAAAAGTAGACATTAGCTATTATTATACACCCCCAACATGCTACTTTCAAATCCTCTTTTGTAAATATATCTATTGCCAATATTACTATCGCAAATATTGCCCAAATAAAACCTATTGATTTTGTTTTCATTTCGTTTTGAATTTTGGCTTAATTATTTTGCTTTCTCCGTATAACATTTCGTAGTGTTCGCGCTTTTCTCTCATCAGCTCCTCGGTCTTAAAGAAGATCAAAGTTGTAAAAGCCCGGAAACGCAGTCCCCACTTGTCACGTATCTCATGCGATGCGAACTTCTTAACCTTTTCTTTGTCCTCAATCGCGTGTTCGTAGCTCGTTTTCTGAGCTTCGTTGTCGCCGATGTAGAGCTTTGCCATCACCAAGGCAGTTTAGCCTTACTGTCAAGCGGTGGAGCTGGTTCATTTGTTGCAATTTCGACAACCATCGCATTACCCATAATCGGCATAGCCTTTTTTTCTTCATCAGTCAAAGTTTCATAAACCTCTTTTGGCAAACTCTGTTTCAAAATGTGAGTATCCTTTTGCCCGTCTTTAGGGTTTCGTATCTGAAAGGCCGTAAGATCAAGATAGAGACCGTTCTGGCCCCGGTAAAGGAAGTTGTTATCAATAGGAATGATAATACATTCTACCGGCCCGCTTGCACCATCCTGCCATTGTGTAACGGCCTTCAGTGCCATCAAATTTACTTTTACATTAATGCGTTGTACCATTTCAATTTAATTTAAATTACGTTTTTTAATTGATTAAATCTTTTTATTTGTGCTATTTTTAAGTTCAAACAATGCTGTGCTGATTTTTTTTTACCCCTTAATGCATTTCCTATTTTAACACCAACTTCGGGACGGTGTTTTCGTGCTATACTTTTTATTGACATTTTAAATCTACTTTCCTCTGAATGTTTATGTCCTAACATTCCGCTCGGTCTATTTCTTCTTGCAATACTCATTTTAGCCCGACTTTCTTCTGACCATTTTTTTCCTTTATTCCATCCAGGATGTCCCATTCTCATTTTACTCATTTTTAATTTTGTTTCATCACTCATTTTAAATCCAAGTGTATTTCCAGCAATAGAACAATTATTGAATATGGGTTTATAAGTATCTAAATAAAATTGTTCAATTTTAATTAAATCTTCTTTATCACATCCGATAATAAGAGAAAAGACTAAATCATTTTCTCCGTACTTATCATAATGTCTCTGAAGTTTTGGCGAATGATGGTCACCTTTTCTTAAATGCATCTTATGTACAATCCATCTATTTTTTGTATCAGTAGCACTCCCAATATAAATGCGTTCTGGTTTAATTATACTTTGAATTTTGTATATTCCTGTTATCTTATTCATTTATCTTATTCGGTTTTAGTTTCGTTATTTAAGTCCTCTAATTTATCTCTTTTTTCAATAACAGGAAGTGTATCATACATTATTTTATCGGCACGGTTCATATCTTTACCAAACAATTTACCGATTTTTTCAGCAGCATCTTTCACAGCATAACTTTCGGCAGCCGGAGCAGACTTCATCACTGCATCGTTTTTCGTTTTATTCCAGTCCATTGCCCCTGATCCCTTGTCTGTCTGAATAGGTGAAGCTCCTATTCCATCCTGCCAAAGCATCTCATTTGACAAAGTATCCTGATAGTATAATCGCACCGTTACGACAACCGAATTAGCAATGATTTGCACTTGTCTGATCTCTACATTCCATTTCTGAAATATACTTGTCAGCATATATTCTATTCTTTCGATAGGAATATACTTTACACCTTTTGCCAATGGATGTTCCCTAAGCCACGCATCAGGCGGATTAGTATTCAACAAAAGATTAAGGTCGTTTTGTTTACTCTTTAAATTAACGTCGCCTCCGATAAGTTCCTGGAGTGTCGGCACTTTTCTTTCTGCTGGTAATGTTTCCATGTCGTTTTTAGATTTTATGATTGTAAAATTTTTCAATATATTCTAAATGCGATATTTTTGTGTCTAATAAGATACCATCAGTTGTTCGATATTGATATCTTTCATTATCATAAATTATATTCCTATGTGCGATAACATGATTATCTGGCGTCAAAAATATTAAATCTTTATAATGTTCTGATTTATATGACCAATGATGCTTTACCATTCCCTCTGGCGACTTAATGATCTTAGATCCATTTCTGGCATTATATTTTTCGGGGAATCTCTCATTATTTAAATTAACGGCCTTCATTGCCTTTTCTTTGTCGTGCCATTTATTGCGATATTTTAATCTTTTATATTTTTCATTATGCCTCAATCTCTCTTTTCTTACCCATTCTTTATCTAATTTCCTTTTATTATAATATTCCTTACTCTGCACTGCGGAACATTTTTTACATTTATTAAAATGTCCATCCCGCATTGTATGACACCTATAAAACTCACTTAATGGCTTAATCTCTTCACATTTAAAACATTTTTTCATATTCTTTTTTTTCAAAGATAATCAAAATATTCAAAATATTCAAAATAATCAAATTATTTATGATTATAAAAAAGAATACTGCGAATAGCCCATCGGGGTAAGTTTAATTCAATGTTTCCTGACTTCCATTCACAAAATACTTGGTATCCTGGCCACTTATCATTATCAATACACATCTTATAAAGTTTCAAAAGCTGTTCGTATTCATACCGTCCCTGACCGATAAATTGTGGTGAAGCCTCGAAAATATTAAAAGCATACGGTTTGCGTTTTTCCTGAGCAATAAAATAAAATGTCCAGCCCCGCTCGTCACCTGTTATTAACTCCATTAGGTCTGAATATAGAGCAGCTTGAATATGATATTCATTATCAGCCGCAGCCTTCGTAAAACTGTCCTCTGATGCGTCAAACGTGGTTTTCAAGTCAACAATAAAATGCTTGTTTAATTTTACATAGTCCGGCCTGCCTTTTAGTTTTATGTCACCCTCAACCGTCTGAAGATTGCCAGTAATTGAATATTCAGCCTCACCACCAGACAGTAAAGCACGGCAATAATAATGACTGAAAAGCCGTTCTTTCATATCTTTTATCTTCTGAAAGTCAGATTTCTCAATTACCTTTCGATCTCCGATAATACGCATTTCACTCTCCGCCCATTGCTTGTATTCTTTCGTCGCCCTGACCTTCACAATCTCTTTGCCATCTGCCGCCGCTTTTGCGACTATTGCCCCACAAATAGCATCATCTTCAAAAACATAGTAATCAGTCTCAAATTTTTCAGGCTCTAAAATATACTTGTGATAAGCACTGCCGAAGGCCATTGCCTCAGTCTCTACATCTAACGGCTCGTCCTTATACTGCCGGTAATGTGCCGGTGATTTTTTAAGGTTTTTCAGACCAGAATAAGAAATAAATTCATCTAACTTATAATAGTCACCTTCAATTTTAATAGGCTTAAAACCTTTAATGTATTCGCTTTCCATTATTTGTTTCGTTTATCGTATTCTTTTTTATCTTCACAGTCATCACAGCATGAGCCACAATGATCGCGGCAACTACTACATAAGTCACTGAACATGATTGAGGCAGAGCAACAATCACTCAGGTTAGCACCTTCACAACCTTCACACGGGTCTTTTTCATCTTCGTTATCCCAAGCATAATGACTTCCGAGATAAGCGGAGTAAGATGCTAATTGGTTACAACTTGGTAAGCTCATGATTTTATCCAATTTAAAAGTTCTTTTATATTACTTATGATATCTTTATAGTAGGCAATAATTCCCGAGATAATCACAAGTAGAGGTATCGTTATAAAAAATAATGATGCAATAAATGAATATAATGGGACAACCGCATCACCTCCGTAGGCTAATGCAAAAATGATAGCAGTTATAAGTAATATTATTCCGCCTCCAAAAAATAATGTAAGGCTAATTTTGAATATTATTTTAATTGTTTTCATGATATAGTTTCATGACTTTGTGAATTGGTCAACAAATTTCTGCATACTTCTTAAATTTACCTCAGTGTCATCAGGGTTTTCAATTACGAATTGCATAATACAAATTGCACTCAGTAATTTACTTTCAATCATTGTGAGGTGTGCGGCTATTTCGCCAACGCTCTTTAGATTGTCGCTGTAAATCTTTTTAACATCTAATTCTTTCATCGCTTTTCGTTTTTACTTTGTAACTATTTTCGTTGTTTTGAAAAATGTATAGCCCCATCTTTTACCAATTTGACTTTTATCGGTGTGAATTACAAAATCAACATGAAATGTGATTTTCTTATCAGTGAAGGTAATTTCTATAACCTTACCCCAGAACGGTGAAAATGGTGATTTGATTACGTCACCTATCTTAATGTCTTTTGCAATCGTTTTCATCGTTTTCGTTTTTAATTACATATCAAATCTACATCGAGAAAACTTAATAAACTATGATTTTTGTCATGAAATTGACGATTTAACATATTTTAACATTTCAAAAACAACCTATTTTATAGCAATAATTTGGTTATTCGTTAACTGACAATAGGCTTCTGCAATTATTCGCATTCTCTCAGTTATCAGAGTGATACTATCAGAGATGACATCAATATCAGGAATTGTATCAGGCGTGTTATTTATTAATTTAATATCATCAATGTAGTCAACCAGCTTCTGATTAAGTTCTTTATTATATTCCCGCTCACAAGCAATTGTTTTTATTGCACTAATAACTGTGCTATGCTTTTTAAGAAATAATTTGCCAAGCTCTGAATAACTAAGGCATTTAAAAAACATTCGCCCCAAAAATATACATATTTGTCGTGTATGACAAAGGGGGCCCCTTCTGCTCTTTGACATTGAAATAAATATATCCCAGTCCGGGAACCCTTCTTTCGCTACAATATAACGACACATTTGTTCGTAGGTCATGAATTTCAATTCTTTATTTCAATATTCACATTCTATAATATATTCTTTGCCTATTTTCAATAGTTGTAACTCTTTAGCATGGCCGCTAATAACAATTTCCCCAAATGTTCCTCTAAAAAAATATCTATCCCCTCTCCGATAGTAATATTTCATTTTATCAGAAATTTTGTTTATCAAATCAGAGGGCTGAATATGTTGCGCAACTAAATTACAAAATGTTATTTCTCCGTGTTTAACTTTAATTGTTTTCATTTCCAGTTCATTATTTTGCACAGACGTTTATTCTGAATATCCCATGCAGTTAGTTTACCGTTGACTGCCACGTAACGAACGTCACCGTATGAAAATTCAAAGTTTTTTGTTCGCTTCAAAAGTTCTTTCAGTTGCGCCTTAATTTTTTCTGAGATGTAAAGTGTCATTTGTCTGTCCCTTTCATCCTGCTGCGAAACCACCACCATAGTTCATGTCCAAAATGCTTTTCAATCTCAGTGTGAGCATGACCACTAACATATGGATATTGCAGTTTGCCTTTTGTTGACCTAATAAACAAAGGGAGATTAGTTTTTACTGCTTCATTAAAATCCTCCTCTGTTGGCATCAGCTTGTCAAGAAGGGCGTTAATGTCGGCTAACGCCTTCTTCAGTTCATCGTATTCCTCTTTTGAATAATAGCGCTCGCTGATGGGCGTGGTAGATGCTTTCGCTTTTCCTGACGGAATCATGTGTTCACCCTTCTTGTTGACTATTCCTAAGTCTTTCATTGCTTTATGTTTATTATTTGGTTACGAAGCCACTCCTGAAATACACCTACATACTCAGTCTCTACAAACATATTTTCCTGCCTCACATACTTATGTACCTGAACAAGAATATCCAAAAGTAATTCCCGGTTGTTTGTGATATTATCTTTCGTCACCTCCGCTACCTGCTGGGCGGCAAGACGCTGGGCTGCCTCTCTCATGTATATAGCTCCATTTGCAAAGGCTTTCTTTTCTCTTTCGTAATTGGCTCTTTGTTTAGGATGTGGATTTGCCAAAAATCTCGCAACAATTTCTATTGCAATATCATAATCAGTTGGCAGTATTTCCTCTGCACCCTTGATTGTCGGCTGCTGCTGATGTGATTTAAGGTATTCATTCACTGATTTTTCGGGACTTAATATTTTACCCGTTCCCCATTTATTACGTGACATCCATTTATCATAAGCCACAAGTTCCTCTCTCAGTCTCTCCTCGAAGGCGGCGTTAATGTCGGCGGCAACTTCAACCACCCATGAGTGTGTCAAGATAAAATTACCCTGTTCGTATGGTATATTTTTATGCCGTTCTATTATTTCAATTATTCGATCTGTCATCTCTCGTTAGTTTAAGTTTATCGGCTCCTTGTCTTTTGTCCAAAGAATAGGCTCTCCCCTTTTCTGAGAACCGGAGTAGGGGATAGCATGTTCACCTTCGTCAAGATAACACACAATACTATCGCCCTCTATCCATCCATGAGATAAAACCGATATATCTCTCATGTCCAATATTTGTCCACATCCGGGACAAACTAATTGATGTTCCTTTGGTATTTCTTTTTTCATCTCTCTGTTGATTTGATTGCGGCTTCAGCGGCGTCAACTGCAGCATACCATTGTTCGGGTGTGGGTTGTCCTGACTCTATTCCTTCTTGTTCACAACCGTGTAAATGAACAAGTTGCGTTAATGCGGTCAGTAGTTCATCCCTCTGCTTCAGTAACTCCGAAGGC